ATATAACTAGCTGTTACAACTCCGAGTTCTGTTTGTGCGTCCGTGTCCTCAAGATAAGGAATACCGCTATTTACGCTAGATATTACAACACGTTGCTCAGTTCCGTTAGTTTTACTGCCAAGCGGGATTAATCGAGTTATTATTGACATTGTGTCTTTTTCTATCGACATTGCTTTCATGTTTCGTGTTAATTCGATTTTCGTGTTCGTTATCCTCGTGCCCTGCGTGGTTTTATAATCTAAGTAATTCAGCCCGCCTGATTGTCGTATTAATAACTCTCCGCCTAATTTTTCAACGAGATTTTCTTTGATTTCTTCAAAAGTTTTCTTATACGTGCTTGTTACGTTTATTAAATCTGTAAGAGTCACTGCTCCGATATAGATTTTTTTATAAGTCTCAACTTGCAAATTATGATTATTTAAAACTGCTGTTAAATACTCCGTTACGGTTTTTGACGTATGTTCTGTGTAATACTGTATGCTGTCGCATAAATAACCGAGTGCGTTTTCGCACGTTACTTGTTTATAAACAAGTCCGTCGCTATCCATTGTTTTTACCGACTTTAGTACACGTCCGATAAATTCCAAAGTTGACGTTTTTGTGTTTGTAACTGTTATTTGCGTTGTTAAGTCGTTTATGAGATTATATCCAGCATTGTTTGGATAAATAATAAAATCAAACTTTTCTATTTTGTTTATTTCTTTTTTTATCGTTCCGTCGTTGATTAAATTAGATGTGGCGGCTTGATGTATTGTTGTTTCTGTTGATCCATTTTTAATTTTAACTAAATACATTTATGCATCCACCGCCTTTATATGATTTACTAAAAACGTTGCTGTTATACGTGTTATATATGTTTCCCTGCTCTGAGACACCTCAACACATTTGCCAACATAATGAAATCCGTCCGATATATCGTCATAAATTAACGTTCCGTTGTTTGCTGACAATAGCCACGTTATGACCGCCTGTGTTGTCGTTTCCATTGTTTCTAAATCAAATTCAGTAAATTCAAATGTGTATTTAAGTTCCTGCTCTTCAAAATTTTCGGTGTTGTTAAGTTCGGAAAAATCGTAAACTACATCTGAGTAAGGAACTGTGGCGCGTACTAGTTTCTTTTTAATACTTCCGTATTCTGTCGATTTTATTATAAGTCCGTAATCGTTGTAACTATGCTTGCTGTCTATCGTTATGCCTCTCAACGTGCCACGCCCCTTTCTGCGAATTGCATATTTAATCCATTAATAACGTCCGAAAAACTAGCTGTTTGTGATGCTATTGTTTTACCGTCCATGCTTGATTGTATCGTTACTGATTTTTTATTTAACTGCGAAAACTCTGCTCTTAACGCTCTGACTTCAGCGATTAAATCATTTCCGTTTGCATTACTGCCAGTTAATGGTTGTACCGTTGTTCTCCCGCTTCCGACTGTGAGTAATTCGGGACCAGCCTCTCCGACTATTGCACTTCCCCCTGATAAAATACCGCCTTTTGCAACATTGGATATGGAACATAAGGATATAACCCATCGATTCCCCATGCCTGGTACCCAATCAGGAACAGTTATATCTAATCCGTTTAGACTTGATATTAACTCGTTTACTGCATCTATCATTCCGTTTATCATCGTGTTAAACGCATTTACAGGAGTTTTAAGGAAATCCCCTATTTTACTAAATCCGTTTACGAGTGCCATTAATATCATTAATCCTATTTCAGCCCAATTTATTTCTGCAAATTTTTGTTTTAATCTCTCAAATAAACCAGTGCTTACTTTATCAGCCTCGCCAAAATAATTTATCAAGCCTCCCACGAGTGCTGTTATGATTTCAAAACTTGCCTCGATTAACAGTGGAGTTGCCTCTATTAATGCAATTACAATTTCTGTAATAATCGTGGGTACAAACTCAATAAGTAATGGTATAGCTTGTATAAATCCATCTATGAGGGCGATTGTTAAATTAACGCATACGTCTATCAATAGTGGCAAATTATTAATTAACGCGTTTACTATTGCTGTAAGTATATCAATTGCAATTGGTATTAATTGGGGAATAAACTCGATTAACCCATTTATTAACTCTAAAATAATAACTAAAGCTATATCCAGTATATCCTCTAGATTTTCCATAATTCCATTTATTAACGACTGTATGATTTCAAAACCTGTTTTAATCATCTTTGGTAAGCTTTCTTTTAATTTTGCAACCATATCAGTAATTATGCCAGGCAAAACCTCGACTAAGATGTTAACAGCTGTGTCCATACCATCTAAAATGCCCATGAAAAAATCAATAGCACCTTGCACCAAAATCGGCATAAGTGTTGGTAAACTTAATATCAGACTGTTTACCATGTTAAAAAATCCGCTCATTAGACTTGGCATAATATTAGTAAAAATATTAGGCAACTCAACTTGTAACATATTAACTAAACTTAAAATCAAACTGTTAAAAGCGTTAATCAGCATTGGCAATCCTACTGTGATTTTTTGGACTAACATATCTAAAATAACTGGTAAATTATCAGCTATTGCTGTTAATGCTCCTGCTATAAGACCGTCAAGGCCTGCAGTTTTATAATCATTAATTAAGTCAACTATGATATTGCTTGATTGCTGTGCTGCCGACCTCAAAGGAGTAACCAACGACCCTTGATAAATTGAAATCCCTAGAGTTTCCATTGAGGATTTTAAAATATCAAAGTCACCTTTTAAGTTATCGGCCATGGTGTGAGCCATTTCTTTCATGGCCCCCTCACTGTTAGCAATTTGTGAGCTTAATACATCCCATCTATCACCGTAGTTCGCTAAAAGTGCTTCGGCTGATTTTAATTGACGTGCGTCAAAAATAGTCGATAACGCTGCCATTCGTTCTTCATCTGTTGCGTTTTTTAACACATTGTCTAAGTCTCTAAAAGTATCATTCAAAGGTCTTAAGCTACCATCCGCATTAAATGCCGATACACCCAATTCTGCCATTTTCTTTTTTGCAACGTCTGTGGGTGCTGTAAGATTTAATATAATCTGTCTTAAAGCAGTACCACCGTCACCTGCTTTGATACCATTATCAGCTAGTATTCCTAAAGCTGTATTTAATTCGACTGTTCCGCCTACTAGATTTTTAGCAGTACCACCCACTGTAATAAGTGCCTCTCCTAATTGGCTAACATTTGTATTTGATTTTTGTGCTGTTTTTGCTAGCTGGTCGCTAAAGCTTGATAATTTATCTGTGCTTATACCAAGTGCCGACATGCTGTCTGTCACCATGTCAGATGCACCTAATTCCATTTCCCCTGCTATTGCTAAATCCAAAACTACTGGTAACGCCGATACTTGCTTTTGTGCATCATAGCCCGCCAAAGCCAAAAAATTTAACGCTGTTGCCGCTTCGGTCGCTGAAAACTTTGTGGCCATACCTGCATCAATTGCCGCTTGAGATAAGTTTTGAAAATCTTGATTACCACCCCTTATGTCTGCCGATGTCATGCCCATTGTTGCACCGACGTTGCTCATTGCCTTTTCAAAATCTGCTCCAACTTTTGTGGAAAAACCACCCATTACTGTTGTGATTGCTCCAGTTACTGCTCCGAGTGCTTTTGTGTACATCTCAAAACCTTTTACACCCACACCTACACTTTTTGTAATTGCATCAAAACTTAATCTCAAACTTTCTTTTGCGACCTCTGCCGTTGCTTTTGCTACTTTTTTAAGACTATCATGCAAATTGTTGTTTGATGTTACCATTTGTCTTTGCTGCGTATGTAGACTTGTTAACGCTCGCTCTGTGCTTATAATTTCACGTTGAAATGCCCTGTATTGTTCCGCTGAGATTTCACCACGCTCAAACTGCTTGTTTACTTGTTCTTGCGTTGATTTTAATACCTCAAGCTTTTTGCGTGCTTCTGTTACCGCCTCGCCTAACAATTGTGTTTTTTGTGCCAATAATATAGCGTTTTTGGGGTCTAATTTTAAAGCGTTATTAACTTGTCTGAGCTCGCTATTTAAACCCCTACTATTTTTTTCAATATCTCGTATCGCATTTAATAAACCTTTCGCTTCGCCGTTAATTTCTACCGTTATTCCTTTGATACTTCCAGCCATTTCTTCACCTACCTTTATTTTTTAAAATGACTTCTTAATTCGTTTCTGTGCGGTTTTGTTTGTTCGAAAATCCATGCATTTTCTAAATATTCCTGTCCGTCCTTTGTTGACTGACAATTATAAATAAACGCATCTCTTAACAATAAACAAAACGTATAGTAATCTAAATCTAACGCATCTAGATAAGAAATTTTTGCATAATCTATCACTATTTTAAATTCAATTGTTTCGACTTTGTAATTTTGCCCTATCTCATTTTTTGGATAATAGGGCAAACTTAGTTTTTTTGTATGTTTACCATGTATGTACTTATGTCATTTATCAAATCTTTGAAGTCTGACATGTCTAAAACGTCAAGCAAATAGTCAGTTGTTATATCCTGTTTTTCAACGTTGTTGCTTAGAGTTTCAGCAACTATGTTATAAATTTCATCTTCAGAAGTATCTTCTTTTAACGTTTTCCATTTGTTTACTACCCTCATTTTTGGCGGTAAAACGTTTATTTCTTTATCCTCAAAAGTTATTTTTAACTTTAGTTTTTCTTCTATTGTTTTCATTTTTGTAAATCCTTTCAAAAAAA